TTGAGCCAAACTAACGATGAATTTGTTATATTGAATTTCGTCTTTAAGCGATAAATCTTCAAAATCTACTTTTGGCACCGATTTAGCGTTGATAATTTTACAAAGTCGGTCTACTTCCGGTTGCAAAAAGTTTTTAATAAAAGCACGCCGCGAATCTTTTAATCTTTCAGCGAAAACTTTTACTTTAATTGATACGTTAGCAAATTTATCATTAGAATCAAAAAGAATACTATTTAATCCAATAGCAATGTCTTTATCTAATTGTTCATATTTGGCCGCTCCAAGAATTTTATTAATATCTGGAATCAACCAAGTACCCTTAACTGTCCAATCGGCAATTAGAGTGCGGGCGACACTTTGATTATTAAACAAAGTTTGCAACATCGCCATTGTTTGAGGATTAAATCCATGAGGATTTTTCTCACTTGGCGTTTCTCCTACCGTAATGAGCAATAGGGCGCGGTCAATCGTATCTAGAATCGCGTCATCGGCTCTTTTGAGGCGCATTTTGGATTCAATATCGGGAAGTAAGCCATAAGCCAAGGGAACGGCCATTGGTTCATATCCTTGAGCCTTATACAAAAGAACCGAAAGCTTATTAGGGTCTAAAGCAATACTTTTCTTTGCTCCATTAACTAGAATATTAAAATTCGTATTTAAAGTCGGCAAAGTTGTGCCGCTATCCTTAACAGTATCTTTCTTGATATTCTTAGGGGCCATTTGCGCCAATTCATAAGAATTTAAAACTTTGTAATAAATCGGTTGTCCTAAAGCGTATTCCCCGCCGACTGTCAATTGTTCAGGGTTAAGAATAACGTACTTAATCGGAATGTCTTTATTAGAGGCCGCGAAAGTTTGGTCTAATGAAGTTAAATCATTTCCATTGATAGTTCCATCAAAACGATAAATAAATACATTGCCCGAACGATACCATTCGCGAAAATGTTGTTCTTTAAGATGCCAAATATTGATTTTATCCAACCAAGCGGAAACGAAAGCGCGCGAAGTCTTATTTCCTTTACTGACAATCAAATCGGTGTTAGAAAGTTCCCCCATGATTTCCACCGTGTTCCGCAGAAGAGGAAAAGCCCAATATGCTTGGGTACATAAATGAATCGCCTCGCTTGTACTGACTGAATTGTAACCAATGCTCGAATTTACAAAAGGAGTCGGGAAAGAACTAATGTTTGGGAAAAGAGCGTTGAGAGAACCGTAAATTCCATTTTTCTCAATCGCGTTCCTTGACCGACTTGTACTAGTTGCTAAAGTTGAAGCGTTAGATTCATCAGCAAAAGAAGGCGGCACGTATCCGTCAACCAACCATTTGTCTAATTGTTCCTGAGAAACCTCTGAACTGATTGCCGTTGATTGTTTTAGTTTTCTGCTCATGGTTAGTCTTGATTGTACACTTAATTAGAGTTTTCCCGAGTCAATGTAATATTGAAGGTCAAGCTTTTTAATGTCATTATTAAGCTTAAAGATATTTTCTATGGTCGGAACTAATTCTTTTCTTCCTTTGACAAAAACGAATTGCACATTATTAAAAGATTGAGAAATTTCACGAACTCGATGACAAATGAATTTAGAAGTACATTTGCTATGTTTATTATGTTCAGGATTCTTTTCTAACTCAGTAATTGCTTTGATAGGTTCCTCAACGCAAATTATTAAATAAGAACTCATTTCCTTGGCGCGCTCAATTTCGCGCTTCAATCTTTCGAATCCGCCTGAAAGAGTCCCGCATAAATCACTCAGGCTTTTACGCTCAACATAAATCCCTTTGTAATGAGAGTTGGTTGTATAATCCCCAAAATTCAAAGCGGTGACTGTTGAGCCATTTTTAAATTTCAATGGGAGTTGCTCGCGCGTGTCTTGTAGAATTTCCAACCTTGATTCGTCGAAAGTAAGAAGTTGAGTATAATCAAAACGGAGTTTTAATCCAAGTTCATGACAAACTTTATTGTATCTATGCCCGCATTTTTCAACTAAAAGAGGCGTGGGCAATAAACAAGTTCTAGATTCTACGGTCGAAGGCGCCGAAAGTAATCCTTTAAGGTCTATTCTATCTTGAATAAGTTGCTTGATTGTCTCAATATCGCTTGGATACTTTTTTAGATAGGCGACTAGATTGTCCCGAGAATTAAATTGAGAATGAAGGTACTGTTCGCGGTCTTTGTACTCAATCGGCAATTTGGATAGCTTATCTACC